TTCAGTTATCAACAAAGTTATTAACAACTTATCAACAGGCTTATCAACATGTTATCCACATCTATAATTATCTAATAATTTTATTCTATTTATTCATAAAATTTTCAATTGTTAATTTATATACTAAAAACTTTATTATAATTTAATAATATTAAAAAAATAATAAGAAAAAAGGAGAAAACTAAATCTTTTCAGGAACACATGTTTGTATTATAATAAATCTAAAGGTATATTTTACTAAGGAGGATTTTATGGAGAATATAAAAAATCAGTTAATGGAATTATATAAATTAGATTTTACATTTGATGTAAATGAAATAAAAATAAAAGAAATAATAAATTATATAAAAAAAAGAAATGCTATTGATTAGCATTTCTTTTTTTTATATCTTCTTTTAGTTTTAACATAATCATTTTCACGATTTCCTCTGGAATGTTATCTGGATCTTGTATTATATTTTCAGTTAATAACTCATTTACTAGCTTAACTGTAAAGCTATCTATTTTTTCTTCATTAGATTTTACTTCGTTTTTTAAATTATTCATAGATGTTTCTTCATTTTCCTTAAATAATACCTGTGATTCTACACCTAAGCTCTCGGATAATTTAATTACTGTTTTCACGGAAGGATTAATTTTTCCATTTTCTATATCGGATATGGTGGATTTTCCTACGCCGCTAAGATTAGATAATTCTACTAATGTAAGATTTCTGTTTCGTCTTATTTTTTTTAATTCATCTCCTATATTTCCCACTTAATACACCTCTTTTAAAATTCTAACATAAAGATAATAAAAAAACCATATTTAAATTTGTTTAAAACAGTAAAAACGGAAGAAAAGACAAGCTATGAGAAGTTTTTAACGGATAGTTTACCAAAATAACGGAAAGTAAAGTTTGTAAAATTCCGTCATTAGAGTAAAATTAAGGCATACAAAGGAAATACAAACCAATACAGGATAAAAAAGTAAACATAACTTGAGGGGAGTTGATTAATTTGGGAATTACCTCGAAGGAACTAAAGAACATTATTTTACGAGAAGCTAAGGAAATAAAGGAAACTGATACTTTAATTAAACAGATTATCAAAGGGATTAAAGACAAGCAATAACATAATAATTATATAGAAAATAGGGGGAAGTTAAAAATGAAAGCAACAGGAATTGTAAGAAAATTAGATGATTTAGGAAGGATAGTAGTTCCGATAGAAATTAGAAATGTTTTAAAAATGAAAAATGGAGATCCATTAGAAATTTTTACAGAAGGTGAAAATTTAATATTAAGAAAGTATACACCAGGTTGTAATTGCTGCAAAAATATGGAGGTAACAGAAACTGTTTTAGGTGTTCCTTTATGTAAGGATTGCTTAGATGAGTTTGCTAAAGTAGCTAATACCATAAATAAAATTAGAAAATAATAAAGAGGGGGAGGCGCAAGTTGGATAAGATTACAGAAATCTATCTTGAACAAGCTAAGGAAGTAGATTTATTAATGCGAGAAGGACTTAGTTATAATGCAGCATTAATAAAAGTTAAAGATATGTATTTTACAGAAAGTGAGGGAGAAAAATGCAAATAATATTAAAATCATTAGAATTAAAAAACTTTAAAGGGGTTAAAAAAGCAAGTATTAACTTTGGAGAAGTAACTACTATAAACGGAGATAATGGAACTGGAAAAACTACTATAATGGATTCCTTTATGTGGTTATTGTTTGGAAAAGACAGTAAGGACAGAAAAGATTATAAAATTAAAACTATTGATGAAAATGGTGAGGAGCTACACGGTTTAGAACATTCAGTAATAGGAGAGTTAGAAGTTGATGGTTCATTAATTAAACTTCAAAGAACCTATAAGGAAAGATGGACAAAGCAAAAAGGACAGGCTAAATCAGAATTGAAGGGCCATACTACAGACTACTTCATTAATGATGCACCAGTCCTGTTGAAAGAATATAACGAGAAAGTAAATGATATCCTGGCAGATAGCACTTTCAAGTTAATTACTAATCCACTTTATTTTACATCTTTAGATTGGAAAAAGCAAAGAGAGATATTGCTTGAAATTATAGGAGACATAGATTCTGAAAACATAATAGCCTATAAGGATTCATTAAGGCCACTAGAAAAGCTTTTAGATAATAACGATGTAGATACATTAAGAAAACAAGTAAAGTCTAAAATAAGCAAAATTAAAGAACAAATAAAGGCGATTCCAAACAGGATTGATGAATGTAATATTCGAATCGTAGATGAAAACTTCGAACAGCTCGAAGTAGAAAGAAATAAAATCCAAAAAGAAATTGATGATGTAGATGAACAGCTCTTAGATAAAAGTAAAGCAAATGAAGAAAAGCTTAAGTTACAAGATTATCTATATCAAATGAAAAATGAGTATAACAAGTATCTTAGAAACGCTATGGAAGTAGCTAATAATCCTATAGATAAAATAAAGCGTGAATTAAAGGATATTGAATATAAGACTTCTAATCTAAATTATGAGTTAAGGGATATAGAAAGATTAAAAAATAAAGCTATTATGAAAATTGATGATTTAAAAAATGAAATAAAAGGAAAACAATATGAACAAGAAAAGCTAAGAGAGCTATTTAAAAAAGAAAAAAATGTAGAGTTTGAATTTGATGAAGATGAAAAATATTGTCCTACATGTTCAAAAGAATATGAAGAGAATAAAATGCAAGAAATAAAAAATAATGCATTATTGTATTTTGAAGAACTTAAGAATATGAAAATAAAAAGAATAAGTCAACAAGGTAAAGCTTTTGGAATAGAAATTATTAAGGATGAAAAAGATATTCAATCATTCTTAAATTCTATAGAAATATACAATAATAATTCTTTAGACATCCAAAAACAACTTAAAGAGCTTGAAGTAATTAAGGAAAATTTAGAAGAAAAACTTAAAAACATAAATCTTGGAGAAGTTGCATTTGAAGGCAAAAAACAGCTTGAAGATGAAATTAAAGATATTGAAGAAAGAATAGCAATTTTTGAAACAGAAGATATCAGTCAAATTAAATTTAAAAAAGGTAAATTTAAAAATGACTTGTGGGAAGTAGAAAAATTATTAGCTAAAAAAGATAATAATGAAATCCTTAAAAATAGAATATCAGAATTAGAAAAAGAGGAGAGAGGATTAGCTATATTACAAGCAACACTTGAAGGGCAGGACTTCTTATGTGAAGAGTTTATAAGAACTAAAGTTGAATTATTAGAAGGAAATATAAATAAAAAATTCAATGGACTTTCCTTTAAACTATTTGATTCTCAAATAAATGGAGGACTTACAGAAACTTGTGAAGCTTTAATAGATGGAGTTCCTTTCAATGCCGCTAATACTGCAAGTCAAATAAATGCAGGCCTACAAATAATAAATACATTATGTGATCACTATGATGTTACTGCTCCAATATTTGTAGATAATGCAGAAAGTGTTAATAAATTAGAAAGATGTGAAAGTCAATTAATTAAATTAGTTGTATCTTTAGATAAAAAATTAAAAGTGGAGGTAGAAAGATAATGGCAAATAAAGAAAATGGATTAGCTCTAACAAAGGAAGATGCACTAAATAATGTAGTTGCAAAAATAGAAATATTAAGAAAAAACAATCAAATAACATTACCTCAAAATTATAGCGAAGGCAATGCAATTAATGCAGCTTGGTTAATGCTGCAAGATGTAAAGGTGAAAGTAGGAAGTGAATATAAAGCAGCATTAGATGTATGCAGTAAGAACAGTATAGTTGAATCAATGTATAACATGGTTATACAAGGTTTAAATCCAGTTAAAAAACAATGTTATTTCGTACCATATGGAGGGAAATTAACTCTTATGAGGTCTTATATGGGGACTATAGCAGTAACCAAAAGACTTAAGGGAGTTAAAGATGTAAAGGCTTTTGTAATATATGAAGGTGATAAATTTGATATGGCCTTTAATGAAGAAACTTACAATTTAGATTTTGATTATGAACCTAAATTCCAAAATATTGATAACAAGAAAATTAAAGGTGCGTTTGCAATAGTTATTGGTGACAATGGAGAAAAACTTCATACAGAAATAATGACTATTGATGAAATAAAAAAAGCTTGGGGTATGAGCAGAACTTATAAAAGCGATTCAAAAGTGCATAATGATTTTACTGGTGAAATGGTAAAGAAAACAGTAATTAATAGAGCTTGCAAGAAGTTCTTTAATACAAGTGATGATAATGATTTGTTAATTGAATCTTTATATAACACTAATGATAGCTTAGAAGATAAATATGATCAGGAAGATATTATAGAAACTACTCAAATGGAAGTTAAAGAAGAAATTAAAGAAGAAGCTAATAAAGAATTTATAGATATTATAGTTGAAGAAAAAGAACCAGAAGAAGTAATAGCTGAAATTGTAAATAAAGAATTAGATGAGCCTGACTTTTAATGATTAAGGTTGTTGGTACAGGCTCTAAAGGAAATAGTTACATCATAGAAGCAGGAGAAGAAATACTTCTCCTGGAATGTGGCTTAAATATAAGAGAAATAAAAAAGGCTTTAAATTTCGATTTAAGTAAAGTTGTTGGGTGTTTAGTAACTCATAGCCATAATGACCATTGTAAGGCTATTAAAGAGGTTATAAAATTCACTGATGTATTTACAAGTAAAGGAACTAAAGAGGAGCTTCAAGAGAGATTTGAGTTAAATGGATATTGTTTTGAAGTTGAGCATAATAAAACCTTTTGGGTAGGAAGTTTTACAGTAACACCGTTCAACACACAGCATGACACTAAGGAGCCTTTAGGATTCCTGATTTATCATAAAAAAATAGGAAAAATACTTTTTGCTACAGACACCTACTATTTAAAATACAAATTTAAAGATATAGACCATGTACTAATAGAATGTAATTATAGTGAAAATATATTGGAATACTTAGAACCATATAGAGCTAGACTTCTTAAGTCTCATATGAGCTTGGAAACCTTAAAAGAAACTTTAAAAACTTGGGATTTAAGTAATACAAAAGACATAACACTAATTCATATTTCAGATGGAAATGGAGAGCCTGAAAGATTTAAAGAAGAAATAGAAAGTTTAACAGGAGTTAAAACTATTGTTGCAGCTCCTGGAGTTGAAATATAAAGGAGAATTAATATGGATGAATTAAAAAAAATTTTAACTAAGGACAATCCTTATGCAATAAATATCCTTGTCAATTTAGTAGATAAAGAAATGGAAAATGCTAATGGAGAATATTTAACTTCATTAAAAGATATAGTAAAAAAGCTTTTAGGGGGAGGAAATTTAACATAATGAGTGATGATAAATATATATCAGTCAATGATGGAATTGGAGTATCTGAGCAAAGGCAACTCCTAGAATTAACAAGAGGACTTATGGGAGCTATAAATAGAGAAGAATTTTTACGAATAGTTGGAGTTTACAATAATGCTATTAATAGATTGACAGAACAAGCAAAGAAAGAAGGTATTGAAATATGAATAAGGTGATTTTAATAGGCAGACTTACAAAGGATCCTGAATTAAATCATGCTGCAGGAAGTGGAACAGCAATATGTAAGTTTTCTCTAGCAGTAACAAGACCGTTTAAAAAAGATGAAACAGATTTTATTAATTGTATAGCTTTTGGTAAAACTGGTGAAACAATAGCTCAATATCTTACAAAAGGAAGACAACTAGCTGTTACAGGAAACATAAGAACTGGGAGTTATGACGCTAAAGATGGTACAAAGAGGTATACAACTGATATTGTAGTAGAATCATTTGAATTTATAGGTAATGGACAAACTCAACAGAATAATGGATATGGAAATCAAAACCAAGATAAAGGTGGATTTGATGATGATATGACACCAATGGATGACGGAGACACACCTTTTTAAAATACAAGGGGGTTTAAGTATGAGTGTTCTAATAATAATAGCTTTAATCTGTACTGCTATTGATATTGCATTATGTATAAATAGCGGTAGGATAAGCAGAATCGAAGAAAAAGAAATGTTTAATTGTGAGGTGAGTAAATGAAAGATACAAATGTTACCATTTACTATAAAAACACAATATATATGGAACTAGAAAAAACACTAATAAAAACAGGAAGTATTAAGAATGTACCAATTAAATATAATCGCTTAAAAAAAGAAAGAGCAGTATTTACTCATTTAAGATTTTATAATCTAGTAGATTTTTTAAGAAAACAAGGACATGAAATTGGTTATGAAATTACAAAGCCATTTAATCAAAGTTATATATTTTTATTAAACAAAAAGTAAATGGAAATAGTTTGGAATTATTGCGTAGAGGGAGAGGTAAGATGACAGTTTACCATGTAACAACTTTAAAAAAATTAAATAAATATTTAAAAACTGGATATATTAAACCACCAGTTAGAGCCTGGGAAAATATACAACAAGCTGAAAGAATGAGTAAATCTACCGATAGAAAGATTATTTTAAGGTTGAAATTTCCCGATAATGCACCTAAGTATGAAGGACATTTTAATCAAGCAAGAGTTTTGTATCAACCATATTTTTTAGAAAATATTTAATTCGTAATTTCAGTTCAAAATAGACGAAAGAGAGGAAAATAATGTATAGATATAGATTTAGCGAGACGGAAATAAACAAGCTCCTTAAAGAGAATCTAGTAATTATATATGATACAAGGGAGCAGAAGAACGATCATATATTACAAGTTTTTACTGATAAAGGAATTAGATTTAAAAGACAAAAGGTTGATGAAGGTGATTATATAGGAATAATTACTGCTAGACCTGAAATGGGAATACACAGAGACTTATATTTCAATGTAGCAGTAGAAAGAAAAAATTCGGTTGATGAGTTAATCGGAAGCATAAAAGATGCAGATAGATTTGAAGATGAGTTTAATAGAGCCTTAGTTAAACAAATAAAAATTTATCTTATAGTAGAAGAAAAAGAAGGACTTCAAAACATGAGGGATGGAAAATATAGAAGTGAATATAAACCAAAGGCTTTAATGGCAAAGTTTGATTCCTTGTCTGATAAATACTTAAAGGGTACAACCTTTATAGATAAAAAAGATAGTGCAGAGTTTATATATAGAAAATTATATTATTCTATAAGAAATTTCCTTAAAAATGGAGAAATTGATTTAGAGGGGGAAGTTGAATGAAGATAGAATTAAAACCTTTAAAATATAAGCTTAAACCAACATTAATTAATCAAATTAACAAGTGTACTGAAGAAGATGGAGAATTTTTAAGAGCTGTTTTAAAAGCTGATATAGATAATGCTATAGAAGAATTCTACGATAAGATAACATCATCTTTAAATGCTTTGATGATGTTAGGAATCCCTTTAGAGCTAATAGTAGAAAGCCAAGAAAAGCATTTTAATAAGCTAAAGGAAAGAGGTTGGGGGTTTGAAGAAGAAATATAAAATAACTAAGGAAGAATTTGAAAAAGTATTTTATGATGACACTTTAAGCTTAGAAGAAATTAAAAATAAATTAGGAATGCCAAACACAACTTTTTTTAGATATAAAAAAAAATTTGGATGTACTCTAAAAAATGGAGCTTGGAGCAAGGAGGATTTAATAATCTTAGAAGTTTCTTTTGGTAGAATCAGTCTTAAAACTTTAGCAAAAAAGCTTAATCGAACAGAAAGTGCTATTTTGAATAAAACTTTTAAATTAGGAATTACAAGTGCATTAAACAATTCAGAAGATTTATCATCTGCTGAATTAGCAGAAATATTTAAGATGAATTTAAGAAGCTTTTACAATTTAATATATGGAAAAGGCTTTCCGGCTAAAAAAGTTGTTGTTTTAAAAAAGAGAACATTTTATAGATTTGAAGTAAGTAAAATTTACAAATGGATTAAAGAACACGAAGAATTTGATTTAACTAGATTAGACAAAAATGCTTTAGGAAAAGAACCTCAATGGCTTATAGATAGAAGAAAGGATCAATATCTAAATAAAGAGAGAAAAAATAAAAGTTGGTCAGATTCTGATATTAATTATCTTAAAGCTAATTATAAAAATAAAAGTAAAGAAATAATGTCAAAGGAACTTAAAAGAACGATTCCAGCAATTCAAAGGAAAATGGTTACTTTAAATCTAAGAAATAATCCTAAGATTAAATGGAGAAATATAGAGGACGAAATGTTAATAGATATGAAAATGAAAAATCTAACTGATGAATTTGTAGCTGAAGAATTAGGAAGAACAACTTACAGCGTAGCAAATAGAAGAAAAATACTTACAAATAAAGGACTTCTTGAGTGGAGTTATAGAGAATATTTAAATGGATAAACTTATTTATTTAAAAAATTCTTACAATGATTTATTAAAAAGAAATGAAAAAGCAGAAGATTTTTTCGAAAAAAATACAATTGATGAATGTATAAAATATTTAGATTTATTTAATGAAGTAACAGTAAAGCTTAGTAAAATAATTATCGAAATAGAAAAGATAACTAATAAATGCATGACTAAAGAAGAAATTTTAAATGGATTTAAATAAAGGAGGTGAGTTTTTTGGAGTTAACGGATTTAAGATTAAAAGAGTTAGTAGAGAGAGAAACAGGTGAAAAGTTTAATAGGGAAGGATTTATAAAATGTCCTTTCCATAACGAAAAAACTCCTTCACTTTCTGTTAAATTTTATCCTGATAAGAATAAAGAGAAATTTAAATGTTTTGGGTGTGATGCATCAGGGGATGTTATAGACTTTATTTCTAAATACAAAGATTTAGATTATCCGAAGGCTAGAGAATATCTTGGTATTCCTTTAGAAAAAACAGAAACAGAACTATTAGAAGAAAAAGTCAAAGATTTTATCAACTGGGAACTTACAAAATACAGAGAAGGCCAGGAGTTATTAGGAATATTCACCTTTGTAGATGAAAAAAATAAGCCATTATATTATAAAGCTAAGTTTATGGACCACAAGGATGGTAAAAAGAAACATGGATATTATCACCTTGAAGAAGAAAAGGTAAAGGCTAATAGAGGGCATGATGAAATTCCTTATAACTATTACAGGACCTTAAAGGCTATAAATGATGGAAAAGTAATTATAATAGTTGAAGGTGAAAAAGATGCAAATACAATAAATTCACTTTTCAAGGGATATGATTATGAAGCCACAAGTTTTAAAGGAATAACAGATAAAATAAACTTTTCAGATGCTAGGATTTATGTTTGTAGTGATACTGGAAAAGCTGGTGAACAATATGCATGGAAAATTTATAATGAATTATTCTTAGGAGCTGCTGAATTTAAATTTATTAAATTACCAGGATTATCTTCATTAGGTGATAACAAGGATGTAACTGATTGGATAGAGCAAGGACACACTAAGAGGGACTTAGAAAATTCCTTTTACAGAAGTTTAGATTTAAAATCTAAACATGAAATGCAACAAAGTCTTAATGGAGTATATAGGTGGCGTTATGATAAAAATTTAGAGAAGGATTACAAAGATTATATAACTAACTTTAAAGTACTTGAAGCAAAAAGAATAAAGTATATGGATGACGATGCAGAAGGAATAAAATTAATTCTTAAATCTAATACAGGAGAAACCTTCGAAAAATATGGATATTCAACTGTATTTGATGATGTCAAAAGCTTTAAAAACTTCTTAGGAACAATGGATTTATCTTTTATAGGTGATGTTAAGGTCTTAACAGAATTAAAGATATGGATTAATAAATTCTTTGCAGTTGAAAATGAAGAAATTTATGGAGGTACTAAATTCTTAGAAAAAGACGGAGAAATTATTTTTATTACTAAAGAAGGAGCAATATCTACTAAAGGATTAGATGCAACTATTAAAGCAGATAGTAATATAGCAGGATCAATAAATTCAGTTGAGAGAATAAGTAAGGAAGAATTTAAGCTGCTTAGAAAAAATATTTTTAAATTCGCTACTTCTGAAAAAACAATAAGTATTATAGGAACTTTAATAAATAATTTAGCAGTATGCCAAGCTAAGGCTTCAGGCAGTAAACTTCATCACTTACTTATAGTAGGGGAAAGTGGTTCAGGGAAAAGTACAATCCTTGAAAATGTAATAGCTACAATATTAAATGCTAGTAAAAACGATATAAAATCTATTGGATTAACATCGGCTTTTGGATTAATTAAAAGTCTTTCAGAAGGAAATTATCCATTATTATTAGAAGAATTTAAACCTTCTTCATTAGATAGATATAAAATTCTTAAAATATCAGAAATTCTAAGAAATGCTTACGATGGAACTTCAGTTTCTAAGGGGAATAGAAACCTTAAAACAGTAGAGTTTAAACTAGATAGACCATTAATCTTAGTTGGAGAAGAAAGCTATCCTAATGACGAAAAAGCACTTATAGAAAGGTCTTGTATAGTTTATCTATCCAGGAATGAAAGAACCGAAGAACATTCTAAAGCTATGGAATGGTTAACGGCAAATCGTGAAATAATACAAAAGTTTGGAAGGTCAATAATAGATACAATTTTAAATTTAACAGTAGAAGAATATATAGAAATGAGAAATATAGCAGCAACTAAAATAGATGGACTAGCTAACAGAACTTTAAACACTGCGATAAATATACATTGTGGAATGCAAATAATAAATAGATTAGCAGTAGCTTTAGGAGAAAAAGAGCTTAAAGGATTTGAAGAGCCATTAATAAATAACATAAAAAATGAAGTATTAGATGGAGCAGAAGAAGTAAATTCTACAGTTGAAAAAATGTTAGTAGTATTCAATCAAATGATTGAGGATTCAAGAGTTGCTTACCCTGAAAGTGTTTTTACAGAAAGAAGTGGAAAAGTCTATATAAAAACAAGTGAAATGATTAACCTAATTTATGAACATACTCAAAGGTTCGGAACAGATATTATTCCTTTAAAGTTAAAAGATTTCAAAAAACAAGCTAAAAAGTCTGCTTATATATTAAATGAGGGACTTCCGATGCTAGTGAAAGAAGTTAATAATCCTAAAGGAAAGACCAAGCGAATGGATGAATATGATACAGACAAGCTAAGAGAACTCAAGCTATTTGAAATAGTAGAACCTATATTTGAAGTTGCTTGTCAATATGAAGAAGGTGAAAGCATACCTTTTTAAGCACTTAGAAGAAAAATAGTTACCAGGTTTTAGAGAGAAGAATATGTGCAGCAAGTGAGGGGATAAAGTGATACAGATATTAGAGTTATTTGGTGGTATTGGATCACCAAGAAAGGCACTTATAAATCTAGGCATTCCAGTTAAGGCTATAGATTATGTTGAGATAGATGAAAAGGCAGTAAGAAGTTATAATGAAATGTTTAAAAAAGATTTAAGCTATAAGAATCAAACAGTAGTTGGATATAATCTTAAACCAGATATTCTTATTCATGGAAGCCCTTGTCAAAATTTTAGTATAGCAGGTAGACAAGCTAATGCATATGAAGGGAGTGGAACTGAATCAAGTTTAATGTGGGAAACTATTAATATTATCAAGCAAATGGGATTGTGGAAACCTAGAGTAGTTATTTGGGAAAATGTTAAAAATGTATTATCCAAGCATATGATCTATAACTTCAATAAGTATTTAAGTGAAATGGAGAAGTTAGGATATACGAATTCCTTTGAAGTTCTAAATGCAATGGATTTTGGATTACCTCAAAATAGGAATAGAGTATTCACGATAAGTTGTTTAGATGGTACAAAATTTGATTTTGATTCATTAGAAAGAATAGAAATGAAAAACATAAACGAATTTTTAGAGGTAAATGTATCTGATGAATATATAGTAACTCAACCAAGTGTATTAAAAGGGATAGGTAACAAGGGGATAAAAAGAGCAACAGTTATAAAAGATTTTTGCTATACAATAACAGAAAGGCAAGACAGATGTCCTGCTCAAGTTATTGATTTAAATAATGGAAAATATAGATACTTAACTGAAAAAGAGTGTTGGAGGTTACAAGGATATAGTGATGAAGATTTTAAAGCAGCAGCAACAGTAAATACTAAACGAACTTTATATAAGCAAGCTGGCAATTCTATACCAGTAACAATTTTCGAGAGTATATTTAAAAAGTTAATTTAGTGAACAATTCAAATTAAACGAGAATAGGAGTAAATCCAACTATAATTCCAAACTTCTATTCTCATATAAAAATCATTTGCAATAATGGAGGGTAATTATGAAGGTAGATTTTAAATCGCTTTATCAAGATAGAATAAAAGAAATAGACAAGCAGATTAAACAGGCTGTAATTAATAAAAAATGGACGGAAAAAGCTAAGCTAGAAGCCGAAAAAGTGAAATTGCAAGAAAGGATTAATTGACTTTCATTTTATAAAAGGATAAGGAACTATTAAAAATATACAGCTATTTTGGGAAATAAAATATAAAGGAGAAAATTTTCTTAGTGAGGTGATAATAAGATGAACAATAATCTACTTTATAGAAAAACTGAAGCTATTCTTTATAACTACAAGAAGACTAGAGCTCAGATTAAAAACATAGAATTAGAAATTGAAAGTGTGAAAAATGAATTTGAAGGTGTTGGATCTATAAGCTACGAAGAAAGAATTCAATCAACTAATTCATTTAGTTCCAGGGTTGAGAATGAAGTTATGAATAGGGATAATGAAATTAATAAATTAGGAAAATACAAAAGACAAAAAGAAATTGAAGTAGCAAAAATTGATAATGCAGTAGAATCACTAACTGATAGGGAAAAAAATATTATTGAATTAAGGTATTTTAAAAAATATAATAATAGAATGATAGCAGCTAAGTTAGATGTGACTGAAGAATATTTATGTCTTATTAAAAGAAATGCTGTTAATCAGATTTTAGATTCAATATTTTAAGATAAGTGGGAAGAAATTCTCGCTTTTTTTAATTCTATCCTATAAAAATGTAATATACATAAATTGACAATGGCTTATTTACTAGCTTTAAAGGTGTGGGATAAATTGGATATTACATTTATTACAGAAATATTACACTTCTAAATCAAAAATGTAATATGCTTAAAGTGGCTTGTTTACTAGCTTTAGAGTATATAGTATATATAAATATTACATTATTACATAAATATAAATATATATAGTTATACGCGAGGATATATTAATATATATATTTTCAATATACTGTCTATGTTTTTTAAAAAGTGTAATAATGTAATATTTTAATGAAAAGCTAGTTATATCAAGGGTTAGAGTGCATTACAAGTTAAAAATAGAAATGTAATAATGTAATATACATAAATTGTAAAAATAGATTTAAAGTCAATAGTAGCAAGGGTTAAGAGCATATAATTAATATTACAAATTGTAATTTAAAAGTGTAATAATTATAAATATTAGACTAATATTAAATAAATATTAAACTATTTTTAGCATTTAGCATTTTATAAAGCTTATAATAGTATTATAGAAGATTGTCAAAGAGGTACTTATAGTATCTTTTTTTTTATTAAAATATAAAGTGGGAGGTTGGGAGGTGAGATCATATGGCCTTTGGTAATGAGTTAGATGATAGACAATTTAAGGCTATTGAATTACTTGTAACTGGCGAAACTGTTAGTGAAACTGCTAGGTTAGTTGGAGTTAATAGAAAGACTATAAGTGAATGGAAGAAGCAAGAGAAGTTTAAGGCTGAACTGGACAGACAGGTGACCGAATTAAAATCTAACGTAGAAAAGAAAATATTAACTAATATGAATCCTTTATTGGATAAATTATTAAAGATAGCTCTAAAAAGTGATAGTGATAAGACCTCGCTAGATGCTATTATATATAGTCTAAATAGAATAGTAGGAACTCCTACTAGTAAAATACAAGATGTAACTAATGATGCTAATGATAACAATAAAGATATTGATATTGATAAGATGATAGAAGAAATAGATGAAGATATAACTCTAGATGGTGTTGCTAAATAGTTGCAATAGAGTATAGTTTATTGCAACTATAAGAAACACATTTAAAACAGTTTCAATAAAGTTTAAAAAATAAATTTGAAACGTTGCAAAAATAACATTGATTTATTTGAAACGGTTGTATATAATGAGATTAAGAAGTAAGTAGAAAGAAACTGATGGGGGTACCTTCTAAAATGGAAGTTCCTTAACCAGTGGCGCTAGGCTCTATAAAATTTCTTAGTAATTTTAAATATGAGGTGTTTCAATGAGAGTTTATGGTTATTCAAGAGTTAGTACAAAGGATCAAAATTTAGATAGACAAATAGTAGAGCTTGAAAAGTATGTAGATGAAAGATTTATATTCCAGGATAAACAAAGTGGTAAGGATTTTGATAGACCACAATATCAACTAATGAAAAAGGTTGCTCAAAAAGGTGATGTTATATATGTTAAATCCTTAGATAGACTTGGAAGAAATAAACAACAAATAAAAGAAGAACTTGAATATTATAAAAATGAAGGGGTAAGAGTTAAAATTTTAGATATACCAACTTCAATGATGGATATTCAAACTGGCCAAGAGTGGTTAATGGATATGATTAATAATTTATTAATAGAAGTATTGTCAACTATGGCTGAACAGGAAAGAACTAACATAAGAGCTCGTCAAGCTGAAGGAATAATTATAGCTAAAGAAAAAGGTAAATATAAAGGTAGAAAGAAAATTGAAGTTGATGAGAGTTTCAAGAAGATTTATGAACAATGGAAAGCTGAAAAAATTACTGCAGTAAAAGCTATGGAACTTTCAGGACTTAAGAAGAATACTTTTTACAGAAGAGTTTCAGAGTATGAGAAAAATTTAATTTAAGAAATATGCACTTAGAATTATCTAGGTGCTTTTTTATTGCTAATAACTATATGCTGGAGCTTTAGATATTAACTAAAGATAAACCTCCTTTTGTTCATTCTATTTTAATATAGTTCCAGCATTTTAAAATAAAGAGGTGATAATTTGATTTATTTTGATAATAGAAAATTTGATGAAGAAATTAAATATGAAATATATTTATTAAGAAGTTATTTATCTAAACATTATGATGAAACTACTGCAGTATCATTACTGAAGAAGAATAGTACTGATTTAGATAAACTAGCTAAGGCTCTAGGCAAAAATGATATAGCTTTTTTTTGTTTGTATTTTATGAGTAATATTTTTATCGTTAAAGACGATAATGCAGCAAGGCAACTTTCAGTAGGCCATTATGAACTTTGGGAAACTGCTAATGATATCTTTGTTAAAGATAAATATGATAGGTCGGCAATTATTGAACCTAGAGGATATGCAAAAACAACTATATTTGATATGGCAGTTAGTGTATGGCTGCATTGCTACAAAAAATCTACATTTACTTTGCTTGGAGCCAAAACTGATACTGATGCAACTCAATTCTTAGATTCTATTAAAAAAGTATTTACTGAAAATAAAAAAATAATTAATTGCTTTGGTAAATTAGTTGATATTAAAAAGAATAAAGAAAATGGAGACAGATATACTGTTAATGCTAATGAAATAGAATTTACAAATGGAACTTATATAAAAACTGTTGGATCAGGTACATCTGTCAGGGGTTCTAACTGGGGAGGGATTAGACCTACAGTATTTATAGGTGATGACTTCCAGGATGAAAAGAATATCTTAACTGATTCAGCAAGGGAAAAGCAGTATAGTAAATGGACAAAGGAAATTGAAGAAGTTGGGGATAAAGCAGTTTATAGAAATGGTAAGAAAATCAAACTTGCTACAAAGATAATAGCTATAGGAACTGTATTGCATATGGATTGCCTTATGAGTAAATTATCTAGGAACAACGATTATTATACTGTTCTTAAAAGAGCAATAATTTTAGAAGAAAATCAAACTGTAGAAGATATTTTTGAAAGTGAACTTTGGAAAAAATGTCATTCTATATATTTTGATGAAAAATTAAATAAGGAAGAAAGAAAAGAAAATGCAAGACTGTTTTATATGGACCATAAGGAAGAAATGAAGTTTGAAACCTTATGGCCTGAAAAGTGGGATTGTTTTAATGACTTAGCTATTAAGTATTGGGAAAATAGACAAAGTTTTATGAGTGAGCTTATGAATGATGCTACTTCAATAGGTGAAAGATGGTTTAAATCTGTTTCAACTCAAACTAAAGATGAAATTGAAGCTCATGATTTTATTAAGACAATGCTAAGTATAGATCCTGCGTCAACAACAAATAAAAAATCTGACTATGTTGCTATGGTTGTAGGTTCAAAGGCTACTAATGATTTTACTTATATAAGAGATTTAATAATGAAGAAATTAGTATTTGAAAAGTATTGTGAGAAGGCAGTTGAAATGCTTGAAAATAATTTAGATGTAACTCACATAAATATTGAAAAGAATACTTATCAGGGTGCTGATGTAATAAAAATTAAAGAATTGATAGAAAAAAGTGAAAAATTAAAAGGTAAGCGTTATGAGTGGATTAATGAAATGCAGAGAAAAAATAAAGATGAAAAAATAAGTACTATAATTGATCCTATTAATAATGGACAAATAATTATTCGTTCTGATTGTGAAGATAGTAAGGTAGCAATAGAGCAAATAAAGGATTTCCAAGGACAATTATATACTTTACACGATGATATGATAGATTGTATTTCTGAATTTGAAATTAAAATCAAAACAATAAAGACAATAGGAAGAGTTACTTTTTTAGATAGAAGAACTTTAGGCCTTTAGGAGGTGGAAAATGAAATTTGCTGATTTAATAAGAAATCTTTTAGGTAAAAGAGAAGGATTGAATTTGGATAATTTAGAGCATTTAAATTTAGTCAAAAAAGTATATGGAAATTATAGAGTTTATCAAAATGAATATGAAAAAATGTATAGATATTATAAAGGCGATACTGATGCGATTAGAAAATATAAATTTGTTACTGATAGATCTAATCTTAAAATAAACACAAATTATATTAAAAAATTTATCAAAGAAGAAGTTAGTTATACAGTTGGAAATCCTATAACTTACGAGTCTAGAGAAGATGATAATAATGTAATAAAGGATATTGAATATTATACTGCGCATTGGGATGAGTTACATGATAGTGATTTGATGAAGTATTTACTTATTTTTACAAGAGTATATGAATTATATTATTTAGATGGAAATGCAGATTTTTGCAGTAAAATTATAAAACCGACCGAAGGTTATGCTTATACAGATAACTCAGGTAAGGTTTTATTTTTTATTCATTCGTTTTCAAATGAATTTGAAACCACTACATCGTATATAGATGTTTATACTTCAGATAAAATATATCATTTTAACAATAAATTTAATCAAGTAGCAAAACCAACAAGTCATATATTTGGTGAAGTGCCAGTAAGTGTAGGGAATCTTACTCAAGAGAAACGAGATGACAGTCTATATAAGGATATCAAAGGTTTGCAAGATGCTTTTGAAACTAACTTAAGCGATATAGGAAATGAAATAAGTGATTTTAGAAATGCTTATCTTTTATTTAAAAATGCTCAAGTTGATGAAACGGATATACCTAATATGAAAAAATTAGGAATTATTCAATTTCCTGATTCAATAAATGGAGATGCAGCTTGGCTAATTAAAAACATAAATGATACTTTTATACAAAATACACTTGATAGATATGAAGATACTATGTATCAAATAGCTTGCCACATTAATCATAACGATAAAATGCAAAGTAATTTATCAGGAATAGCTTTGAGGTCCAGGCTAATCGCATTGGAAAATAAATGTGAACTTGAAGAAAAAGCACATAAAAATATTATTAAAAATAGGCTTAAGTTTTTATGTTTATATTTAAATTTAAAGAAAAATAAAAGTTATGATTATAAGGATATAAAGGCTCTTTATACACCTAATATTCCTCAAGATGATTTATCTACTGCTCAAATGTTGTCTCAACTGCCTGAAGAAATTGTTTCTAAAGATACCTCTAGGGGATTATTTAGTTTTATAAATAATAAACCTGCTGAAGCTGATAAAGTGAAGAAAGAAAAAGAGGAAGAAATTTCAATAGATTTAAATAATTTTGGTGATAAAAATGACTAAAGAAGAATTATTTATTGAAGGTCTTTATATATTAGCTGAGGATCAACTTAAAAAGATTTATAAGATTAAAAGAGTAAATAGGGATATAATTCTACAAGAAGTAGCTAATATTTTATTAACTTATACTATTTCGAATGATGTTATGGTAATGGATAAAAAGACTATAGATAAAGAATATGAGAAAATGTCTGAATTGATAATTGATATATCTAAAGGTGAAGCAGCTACCCAAGAAAAGATAATTGAAAAAATATTATCTTCTGTAGCAAAAGAAACTTTTAGTTTTTATAACTACAATAAAGGCTTAAATGATGTAAAGAAGATAATAGAAAGTAATTTTAAAGGGAAACACTTTTCAGAAAGAGTTTGGGATAATGAAAAAGAAGTAGCTAACCATTTGCATAAAAAAGTACAGGATTTTCTTAAAGGAAAAGTAAATGTAAATCAGATTAGAAAAGATATAGAGAAAACATTTAATACTAGTGCTTATAACAGTAAAAGGTTAGTGGAAACAGAAGTTTCTAGAGTTTCAGGTGATGCTTTTGATAGATATTGCAAAGAAACAGGAGTGGAAAAGGTTAGATATAATGCTACTTTGGATAGTAAATTATGTGATGATTGTGGCCAATATCATAATAAAGTATTTGATGTTAATGATAAGTTAGAGACACCAAGGCACCCTTTTGTCGTTGCTTCTATGAGATTGTTGAATAAATTTCTCATAGAAGCTTTTCAGATAACATTATTGGATATGGTGGAAATACTAGAGAGCAATTTGAAGAATTTAAAATAAAATATGAAAATGGTGAATTAGCATTTACTAAATAAATAGTAAGTGCTTTTATTATGTTTAAAATTAAGGAGGCTTAAATGTTAGAAAAATTAAAGGCTAAAATAATAGTTGAATATCTAGCTTGCAACAGAGAAAAAAGAAGAATTTTGAAATATAAAAAGAGTAGGTGGAAATAATGTCAAAAAAGAAATTATTTATATCTCAACCAATGAGAGGACTTA